ATGTTACCAAGACGAGCGAAACGCAGATGAAACGGAAGTGAAACGCAAACGAAACGCAGATGAAACGCAGATGACACCAACTAAAGAATTAAAGAAAGATAAGAATGAAAAGAATGAAAAGAATGTATATCGTAAAATTTTGCATTTGGAAATCACACGGGCAGAAGTTGACAAGCTAATTGCTGATGGATATACCATTGACCAAATTGATGACATTCTGGACAGGGCAGAAAACTGGAAAGGAATTGCAAACAAAAGGTCACTATATCTTACCGCAAAAAATTGGCTATCTGCTGACATCAAGAAAATCACGGCAGAAGTTTACCGTACACCCAAAGAAAACTTTTTAACATGATTGAACAACAAATACTCGGAACGTGGTTGCAAGGTAAGCAGCTGGATTTAACCGCAACGGTACGCAGCGAATGGTTTACCGTGCCAAAATACCGCACCCTATGTTTGACCATTCAGGCAATGTATATCAACAACGAACACATAGACAACGTGGCTGTGGTAATGAAGCACCGTGACATGGCAATGGACATCGCAGGGTTAAACAACTACTACACAGGTGAAAGCATTACCCGATTGGTGGCAATGTTGCATCAGGAATTTATCCGTAAAACGATGATTGACTGCATGGCAAATCAAGTAAAATTCATGCAGGATGGTGGGGATATTATGGAAGGCATTACCAGCACTCAGAAAATGATTGACGAAATACAACTGAACGAAAACGGACAAGCTGTTGACCTGATCACTCTACTTGGTGACCGCTTCGACAACTTGGAAAAGCGGAGTAAATCGGAAATCAAAACCATAGGACTGCCAACTGGCTTTACCAGATTGGACAAGTACATCGGGGGGTTTGTTCCCGGCGAAAATGTTGTGGTGGCAGGTCGGCCCGGAATGGGTAAGACAGCATTCGCAGTCAGCATCGGGATTGCTCATGCAAAGCTGGGTGGCAGAGTGATAATGTTCAGCATGGAGATGAGCAAAGAACAACTTGCAGACCGCATACTTTCATCCCTTGGTCGTGTGGACAACCTGAAAGTCCGCAACGCTGATGTGAATGAATTTGAATTGGAGAATATTGCACGTGAATTACTGCTGATTGATTATAAATTTGAGATAGAAGATAGCACGATGCTCGACATTGCTCAAATCAAAACACGAATTAAGACAATGAAAGTGAAGCCAACTCTGGTAATCATTGACTATATGCAGTTGGTCAAAAGCACTGGCGGTAAAAACCGGGAGCAGGAAATTGCCAACATCAGTAGGCAATGCAAACTGATAGCCAAAGAATGCGGATGCACCGTGATGCCATTGTCGCAGTTGAACAGGGGAACAGAGGAAGGAAACAGCCGCCCGAAGTTGGCAAACCTTCGTGAGTCTGGTGCAATAGAACAGGATGCAGACACGGTGTTATTCCCATACCGCCCTGATTACTACGAAGCCCAGAAGAATGGCGGCAACCCACCTGAACTTGAAGATGCTGAACTCATTATCAGCAAGTGCAGAAATGGCATGACAGGAACGCTGCAATGCAATTTTATGGGTAAAACCGTTGAATACATTTTTTAGTTTAATATAAATAACTATATTTGCACCATGAGACACGGCAGTTTATTTTCAGGCATCGGGGGTTTTGATCTTGCATCCGAATGGATGGGATGGGAAAACGTATTCCATTGCGAGTGGATGGAATTTCCACGAAAGGTATTGGAATACTACTGGCCGGAAGCAGACAGCCACATTGACATTTGTAAAACTGATTTCAAAAAATATGCAAACACAATTGATATTCTCACAGGGGGATTTCCCTGCCAACCATTCTCACTCGCAGGAAAGCGAAAGGGAACAGATGATGAACGCTACTTGTGGGGCGAAATGCTACGAGCAATACAAGAGATTGAACCCACATGGGTCATCGCAGAAAATGTCTTTGGTATCGTCAATATTGATGGGGGATTGGTTTTCGAGCAGGTGTGCCTTGACTTGGAAAATGAAGGGTACGAAGTTCAACCGTATATTATTCCAGCTGCGGCCAAAAACGCACCGCACCGCCGGGATAGATGCTGGTTTGTTGCCTACTCCAACCGTTATGGATCAAACCAATGCAACGGCAACGATGAAGTCAACGCAAGTGAAGGAAGGCAGTATGCACTCGGTAACGCTGAACAGGGCAATGGCAATGGGAATGCTACCGACACCGAGTGCATACGATTGCAAGTCCGGAGTGAAACAAGAAACATATCAAAAAAGAAAAGCGAGGCATTTAGCAAAAGGAGTAAATCTTCAATATCCATTAAAACAAATGGCAGCAGATATCCAAAACAACAATGGGAAAATTTCCCAACTCAATCCCCGGTTTGTGGCGGAGATGATGGGCTTCCCACCGAACTGGACCGAATTACCTTTTCAAAGTGGCGAAACGAAAGCATCAAAGGATATGGAAATGCCATAGTACCACAAATAGCATACGAACTTTTCAAAATAATAGAACATGAGAATAAAATTAAAAGCACCACAGCACAATAGCCGGACAACATTCAGACGAAGCGAAATTGAACGGCTCAAAGAGGTCATCTACCATCAGTCGATACGCATTCAGGAACTCGAAAGGATGCTCAAAGTTGACCAAATGGACAAGTCCGAACACTACATAAAGGCCGCACACCTTGCAATCAAATCGGTTTTCGCTGAATACCAGCCCGAATTTATCACCATTGAAACCCGGAAGCGGGATATAGTGGAACTGCGGCAAATATTTCAATGGCTTTGCCGCAATAAGACCACACTTTCGTTGCAAAAAATCGGGCAATTATGCGGTGGCCGTGATCATTCCACGATAATAAATTCGTGCAGGGTGGTGGATAACCTGATGCTGTACGATAAAAGGTTCGCCCGTAACCTTGAAACCGTGAAAAACAAGTTTGAAAACTTTGCAGAACAGATTTAAATAACTATATTTGCACCATGTTAATACTCGATATATGTTTAAGTGACCTGCCCAGCGAGGCAATCACTACCGGAAAGAACGGCAAGAAGTACATCAAGCTCGTATGTGCTGAAAGAAAGACCGAAGGAAAGTTCGGAGAAACCCATTACATTGCCCTGTCGCAAACCAAAGAAGAACGGGAAGCGAAGAAACCTGCAACGTATGTGGGGGGTGCTAAAAATGTAAGTTACAAAAATGTAACACCCAGCAAAAGCGGTATTCCTGATGCAGCAAAAGAGGAGTATGCGAACTCAATGTACAACCAAAATAGCAACGATTTACCGTTCTAATGAAAGACGAAATAATTTACACTTGTCATCACATTAGAGATTTGCTTCTTGAAAAAAATGCTAAGTATGGAAACTCCGCACTGGATCCGGTGCGAGTTTTCAGCAAGGCATCCACCACCGAGCAGTTGCTTGTCCGCATTGATGACAAGTTGAGCCGCATCAAAACAACCGGGATGGAAGCACCTGATGAGGACACACTCAACGACCTTATCGGCTACCTAATTTTACTTAAAATCGCAACGAAATGACACACGAAGAAAAACGAATACACTTTCTCACCCACGCCCGTAAAGGGATGAAGATGCAGGTTGTTGATGCCTGTAAAGGTGTGGCAAGTTATGCCACCGTGATAAAGGCCCTCAATAATCCCAGCAAATACAAGAGCAAAAAAGAGCAACAGGTTATTGACACCGCCTTTGATATTGTGAATGTCAACTGAAACAAGTGGATATAAAACGGTTGTGTATTGGAAAGACCAGATGATGTCTTTTGAGCCAGTGCCTGATGACGAACTTGAAAAGACACTCAAAAAATATCGGAAGAAAGGATTTAATGCTGAACCGATTTCGGATGACCTGATAAAAAAAATTGCAGAAAGTTTGAAAATATAAAAACTTATACTATATTTGCATCATGGAAACAAAAATAAAAGTAACACACACAGGCAGCTACTCTGCCAAATTCGAACACGATGATGTCACTTACCGCATTGACTGGGAAGATGACAGCGACAATGTCTATGTTTTTCAAGAGTTTCACCCCGGCAAAGATGGCCGCAAATGCGTGAGCATTCCTGCTGAAATTCTGCCAACGCTTATCCGCATTTTGG